GGCGGGGCGTATAAAGAGGTATTAAAGAGCGCCGTTGATGGCAAAACGACGACGCTTTATGAGCGTTCGCACCGCATCAATCTGCCGAAAGCGGTTACCGGCTGGCAAATTCGCGCCCGTAGAATTACCCCCGACTCGGCCAGCGCTCGAGTAACTGACGCAATGAACGTTTCGGCGCTTACTGAAATCATTGATGCCAAATTAAGTTACCCCAAAACGGCGCTGCTGTTTGTTGAGTTCGACTCCAAGCAGTTCCCGAACATTCCAAAAATCAGCTGCAAGCCGAAGATGAGCATCATCCGGGTACCGGATAATTACGACCCGGTTGCCCGCACCTATACGGGTACCTGGTACGGTGGTTTTAAGTGGGCACACAGCAATAACCCTGCCTGGGTGTTCTACGACATCCTTTTATCTGACCTGTACGGGCTTGGTGATCGGATTGACTCAACGCAGATTAAAGAGGAGGAGCTTTACCGGATTGCTCAGTATTGCGATCAGCCTGTTCCTGATGGGCGTGGTGGCAACGGAACCGAACCGCGCTTTCTCTGTGATATCTATATTCAATCCCGTGAGGAAGCTTGGACGGTATTAACTGATCTGGCCGCAATCTTCCGGGGCATGACGTACTGGGGCCAGAATCAACTGGTTGCTCTGGCTGACATGCCTCGTGATGTTGATTACATCTACGCCCGCGCTAACGTTATTAATGGCAAGTTTTCCTATGCGTCATCGAGTGAGCGCACCCGCTACACCACCGCTATGGTGAGTTGGTCTGATCCGGATAATCATTATGCTGATGCTGTAGAAGCCGTTTCTGATAACGGCCTGGTACGCCGGTACGGGGTAAACCAAACGGAACTTACCGCCATCGGCTGCACCCGCCAAAGTGAAGCTAACAGGCGCGGGCGCTGGGCATTGCTGACAAACAGCAAAGACCGCGTGATTTCCTTCTCTGTGGGGCTGGATGGAGCGATCCCTTTACCTGGTCACATTATCGGGGTTGCCGATCAGATGCTAGCCGGCAGGGTAATCGGTGGCCGAATTCGTTCGGTTTCCGGCAGAAGCTTAACCCTTGATCGGAAGCCTGAGGCAAAATCCGGCGATAGGCTGATCATTAACTTGCCGTCTGGGGTTTCACAGGCGCGAACGGTGCAAGCGGTAAGCGGTAATGTTGTGACAGTCACTGTGAACTACAGCGAAACGCCTGCAGCTGAATCGGCATGGACGATTGATGCCGATGATCTGGCCATTCAGCAATACCGCGTCACTGGCATAAGCGACAACGGGGATAACACCTACTCTATAACGGCCAGCCAGCACGAGCCGGATAAGTACGAGCATATTGATAGTGGTGCTCGCCTGGAGGACAGGCCGATCTCTATCATCCCGCCTGGCGTCCAGGCACCGCCGAAGAACGTCAAGATTAGCGAAACCTCCGCAATGATCCAGGGGTTGTCTGTAGCCACGTTACGCGTGAGCTGGGAGAACACCGAAAACGCGATCGCGTATGAAACCGAATGGCGGCGCGATAATGGGAACTGGGTACCGGGCCCGCGCACCTCGGCGCTTGGTTTTGATGTTCAGGGGATTTATGCAGGTAGGTACCAGGCCCGAGTCCGTGCCATTAATGCCGCTGAAATCTCCAGCATCTGGGCTAACGCCCCGGAAATGGTCTTAAAGGGCAAGATAGGAGAGCCGCCAGCTCTGGCCAGCTTTACCACTGCCAGCCAGGTAATGGGAATAATCATTAATTGGGCGTTCCCGCCTGGTGCTGAAGATACCCAAAGGACAGAGATCTGGTATAGCAGCCAATCGAACGGAACAGGCGCAATGCACTTGGGTGATTATGCCTATCCGCAACGTAGCCACACGATGAGTGGGTTAGCAGCTGGCGTTAAATTCTGGTTCCGCGCCCGTCTTGTTGATCGGCTGGGTAACGCTGGGCCGTGGACTGGTTGGACGCAGGGGGCATCGAGCAATCAGGCTGACGAAATCCTTGGTTATCTGGCAGGCCAAATAACGGATACCGAGCTTGGCAAAGAGCTACTGGCACCAATCGAAGATGCCAGAGAGCTTAAAAATATGTGGTCTGTGAAGGTCGGTCAGACCGTGGACGGGAAACAGTATCTTGCCGGGATCGGCGTAGGGGTGGAGAACACCCCCGAAGGGATGCAGAGCCAAGTGCTTATATCTGCCGATCGCTTTGCTGTTCTTAATCAGCCTGGCGGGGCCGGTTCGGCGGTATCTGTCCCGTTCGCCATTGATGGTGGCCAGGTCTTTATGAACTCGGCATTCATCAAAGATGGCTCTATCACTAATGCAAAAATTGGCGAATCTATCACGTCAAATGATTGGGTGTGGGATCCAGACAATAGTAAAACGCAGGGATGGGCAATCGATAAAAGGGGGGCTGCTTGGTTTAATAGTGCTTATGTTCGAGGGACTATTGAAGCACAAGCCGGATACTTTGCTGGGGAGCTTCGAGCATATAACGGATATTTTGGCGGTGAAATACGTGGTGCGGATGGGATTTTTACAGGAACTGTTTTTGCCGAGAAAATCTTAGGCGACACGGTACACGTTGGAGTATGGGACCCAATTTATGTTGTAGGCGTCAATGGAAGCAATCACAGGTATTTTAACGGCGAACTTCCTTACGCGTCTGTAGTGGTTATCCCTTATGTGAATATAGCTACAACCGGCTCAAACCCTGGAGGCGGGGAAGTCTATATTAAAGTAAACGGCATTGATTATTGGCGTTCTAGTGCGGGCGCTGCAGGATATAACTCTTATTCTACATATAGAGGGTCTATCGTAATTGATGTTCCTGCTAATGGTAAGTTGGATGTTGAGTTTGGGATAACAGGTGCGCCAAGCGGCCATGTATGGACTAGTATTCCCCGACCAGGTCCAATGGAGCCTGGCATTGGAGGTGAGATAGCTGTCATGGCATTTCGAAAGGGACAAAATCCATTCTCTTCGTAGTTATGGAAAACTAACAATCACTATCACCCGCTTCGGCGGGTTTTTTATTGGAGAGTAAAAATATGGCAGTAATCAGCGGTGTATTAAAAGGGCCGATGGGGGATGCGCTGGAAGGAGTTGTAATCGAGTTGCGTGCTTTAAGAACCTCGGCCACAGTAATCACACAAGAACGCTCCAGCTCCGTAACGAATGCTACAGGGCGTTACTCATTAACCGTCGAGCCAGGCGATTATAGTGTGTTCATCAGCGCCTTTGGCCGCACACCAGAAAATCGCGGCAGTATCTCAGTTAAATTAAACTCAGCCACAGGGACGCTAAATGATTTCCTTCTCATCCCTGGCGAGAGCGATCTTAACCCAGAGATTGTGGCGACCGTAGACCAGATGCGTGCTGCTGCGGCAGCATCAGCAGCAGCGGCACAAGTCAGCGAAAACAACGCCTCGGCGGCAATGACAAGCGCGCTGAGTAAAGTAGTGGCGACAGAGCAAATCGTTGCTGGTTCAGTGAAGTTTAACAACGGTTTCACATCGCTCAGTGACGCCGTTATGCAGGCAAAAACACCTGGTGCAAATGTAATAATGCGCTTTAAAGATGCAGAAGGTGTTGAGAAAGGCGCTATTTTTAATACCGTTGCAACGGGACAAATGACGCAGCGCTGGGGAGGGACATCTTTTAGCGCAATATATAAAGAAGACGGCACGGTAACATTTCCTAGTGATGTTTATTCAGGAAATGCAAAGTTTGCGACAAGAGCTATCGCTTTGGGGACGAAAGATTTAAATACGGTTTTTGAAGAGGGCGACCATTACCAGTCAACAAGTGCCAACGCAACCCCAGCAAGAAACTACCCAAATTATTTAGCTGGCACATTGACAGTTTTTGTATCTCGCGCATCTGTTGGTAGCGGAATCTATGTAACCCAACAATATTATCCATATAAAGCAAGCGCGTATTTTTTCCAGAGGGTTTATGATGCGGGTATATCTGCTTGGACAGATTGGGAAAGTTTCAGAAGTCAAAGTTAT